TAACACTGGCGGCGGTGGTGGCGGAGGAGGATTTACACCTCACGTTTCCATTCCAGGCGGTAACGGTGGTTCAGGTATTGTAGCGATTAGGTATAGATACCAATAATTGACAATTAAATTTAAAAAGATATATTACTGCAGTAAATGCAATCGAAAGAAATTATATTATCAAAACAACTTTTAATTACTGGAGATATTCGAACTCCAGATTCTCTTATTGATAACGATAAAATTAGTGAGTCTTTAAAAAAAGATTTAGAAAAAACTACTTTTGATGTAGTCAATAAAAATTATGATATTCCTCTAACTTATCACGGACAACACTCTTGGATATTTGATTTAATAAAAGAACAAATTCGTGCTTATCAACATATTGATTTTGTAAATAAAAACTCTTGGGCTAATGTTGAAACATTTAACGAAATATCTGTAACTAGAAATAATTTAGATATACAAAATTTTAACGAACAACCTAAATATACACTAATATATATTTTACAAGCAGGAGATAATTCTGGTGAGTTAATTCTTAAATATAAACAGCCAAATCAAAAAACTTATATACATACTTGTCATGTGCAGCAGGGAAATTTTTATCTGTTTAATTCAAATATAGATTATTATTTTGCTAAAAATCTAGATAAAAAAGACAGAGAATATATAACCTGGACTTGCTTTGAAAGATAATGATACTTCAATATCCCTATTATTATTTTGTAAAGGCAATACCAGAAAATATCTGTAATAATTTAATAAAAAAATATACAAATTTTGAATCAAAAAAAGGAACTGTAAAAGGTCCTGATAGTAAAGTTAGAAATTCAAATGTTGTTTTTTCAAATGATGCTGAACTTTATGAAATGATACATCCTTTTGTAGATCAAGCTAATTTTAGCGCTGGTTGGAATTTTGATATTGACCATACTGAAACCGTTCAGTTTACAAAGTATACTACTAAACAATACTACAATTGGCATCAAGATGGATCATATGATCCATATCCAGAAAATCATCCTGATCTAGGTTATAGAGGTAAGATTAGAAAAATAAGCACTGTTATTTCTTTAACAGATGGATCTAAATATAAAGGTGGAGACTTTCAAGTAGACTTTAGAGATCAAAGAGCTGTAGGTAAAAAAGAAATTAAAAATGTACAAAACATTATGAATGTAGAAGAATTAAGACAAAAAGGAACTGTTGTAGTGATGCCTTCTTTTATTTGGCATAGAGTAACCCCAGTTACTAAAGGAACAAGATTCAGTTTAGTTTCATGGTCAGTTGGAAAACCTTGGAAATAAATGACAGAGTTTCAAAAAAAAGGATATGTAGTTGTTAAAAAAGCAGTAACTAAAGCAACTTCAAGGTTTTTATATAACTACTTAATATTAAAAAGAGAAGTGCAAAAGTTTTTAGTTTATGAGAAATACAAGCATGTTTGTTTTGACACTTATGGTGGTTTTGAAGGAGAGGATGATATGATTCCTGACACTTATGGAGTCTATGCAGATATACCTATGGAGACTTTATTACTCGCTACTCAATCGATTGTAGAGAAAAAAACAGGACTTAAACTAAATCCTAGTTACACTTATGCAAGACTATACAAACATGGTGATGTTCTTAAAAGACATAAAGATAGATTTAGTTGTGAAATATCAACCACCGTATTTTTAGGTGGAGGACAATGGCCTATCTTTCTTGCTAAATCAAAAAAGGAAAATACTAAAGGTGTTAAAATTAATTTAAACCAAGGAGATATGTTAATATATAAAGGCTGTGATAGAGAGCATTGGAGAGAAAAATTTGAAGGTGTTCAATGTGGACAAGTCTTTTTACATTATAATGATACAAGTACAGAAGGTGCAGAAGAAAATAAATATGATAGAAGGCCATATGTTGGAATCCCAGAATCATTCAAAAAACCTGAATAGTCTTTTTGAAAAAAATTTAATGGATATTGATTATCCTACAAAAAATCAACATGATGAATTATGGGACATATCAGGTATTATTAAAAACAAATCAAATCAAAAATTTAAATTTGATACAAGACCTATAAGAAAAGAAGGTTTTAAAATAGGTAGTTTTAATACTAAAGCAGATAAAATGGTCTTTTATTTAAATAAAAAATGGATTATAATAGATATAGAAGAATTACATTCTTTCATAAAGAAACATAAAGTTAAAGACATAGATTTAGAAGAATTGATTAAAAAGTTAGATTGGAACATAGTGTTATGATTATTATAGATCATCATATTGAAGACGAAGTTTTAACTGATTATTTTTTTATTGAGGGAACAATAGATCTTAATGCTGAATATTTTATTGAAAAGATTAAATTAGGATTTCAAGAAGATAGTAATATGGCCTTTAAAACAAATGTTAGAGACCTTATGACTTCTTATACTTATTTTAATAATGATGATGAATTTTCAAAAATCATACAAAATTTTATTAAATATATAGATGATAGAATTAAGTTAAATAGTTACACTCTTCAAGACTCGTGGGGCTACTGTGTTAGAACAGGTGGTAAAACTCAAGTTCATACACATAAACCATCTATTTGGTCAGGAGTTATTTATTTAAATGATCATTCACAAACTCTTGATTTCCCAAAAATAAAAAGAAAAGTAAAACCTGAAAAAGGTAAGTTTGCTTTATTCTCTTCTTTTTTAGAACACGGCTGTAAAAAACATAAATCAAAAGAAACAAAGTGGGGAATGAGTTTTAATTTATCTTCTACTTTTTTAGGAACAGATGTTAAAAGAAAAGACTAACGTACTAGGTATACCTTTTTATAGATTTTATTATACTAAATCTAAAATAGATAAAATTAAAAAAATCATTGAATCACAACCTTTTATAAAAAATCCTGAAAATTATATTTGGGCTTATACGAAAGATGAAGGTATGCAAAAAATGTTACATGATTTACCAGAGCTAAAAAGTTTTTTCGGTTGGGTGCATGAGTGTTTGCAAGAGGTTGCAAAAGATTTAAAATTGACTGTTCCTTTAGTAGTAAATAGTTCATGGTGCAACATGAATGGTAAAGGTAACTCTTTTCATGGTCATACTCATCCTAATGCTTTTGTTAGTAGTAATTATTATGTATCTGGTTGGAAAAAAGATCACACAGTTTGGCACTTAATGAATCCATACTTTGACAACAATATATTTCCATTAAGTCCTCAAGACTATAGTAATCAAGAATATAATTTAAAACATTTAGAACCAACTGAACCTGGTAAGTATATTGTCTTTCCACCAAAAATTTATCACTATGCTCAACCAAATACTAAAGATGAAACAAGATATACAATAGCAGCTAATGCTTTCCCGAGTGGATTAATATCTTGTGGTGGAGTAAATGAATTAAATATTAACACTATAAATAAAAAATAATGAAACCGTTATTAACGGAACCTTTTTTAAAATATTTAAAAAAGATAAAAACGAAAGATAAAAACTATTTAGAAATAGGTTCGGGTGATTCTACAATTTATTTTTCAAAATATTTTAAGACTGTTTCAAGTTTAGAGCACGATGAAGAATGGTTTAAAAAAATACAAGATCGAAGAATTAAAAATATAAATATATCTATGTTTAATAAAAATAATATTGGAGACTTGTTACATTTAGAGTTGAACAAAAAACCTGATTTTATTATGATTGATAATCATCCTCAAATTGTATCTAGACTTGATGTGGCAAAGTATATACATCAAAATAAAAAGAATGATTGTATTATATTTTTGGATAACGGATCATGGAACTTAGATGCTTTCTCTTTTTTAAAACAAAATTATTATTGTTTAGATTTTATTGGTAAGAGATATGATGATGAAACTTCAGTAACATCTATATTTTTTACAGAAACAAATAGTAAAAGTGTATATGAAAATAGTAGATAATTTTTTAAAAAAAGAAGAATTTAACTCTATTCAAAAAATTATTATGGGAGAGCAGTTTAATTATTTCTATAAAGATTATGTTACGGTAACTCAAGATATTGACCATTTTTATTTTGCTCATGAGTTGTATAGTGATAATGTTCCCAAAAGTGATTTCTATGAAATAATAAATCCTATATTAAAAAAATTAAAAATACTTTCTTTAATAAGAGCAAAGGTAAATTGTTTTCCAAGGACTGAAAAATTAATTACGTATGGCCAACATGTAGATCAAGACTACAAACATAAAGGAGCTATACTTTATATAAACACTTGTAATGGAGGAACTTATGTAGAAGATAAATTTATTCCCTCTGTAGAGAATAGAGTTTTACTTTTTGATTCTAGTAAGTGGCATAAAAGTACGAATTGCACAGATGAAAAATGTAGGTTTAATATAAATATAAACTATTTTTAATGAAGATATATAAAAACTATATAGATAATCAAAGTTTTCAAAATATAAAAGAGACAATGTCTTCTACTTATTTCCCTTGGTATTATAATGAAGGAGTAGTTAGAGAGGGAGATGAACAAGCTCAACTTATACATACTTTTTTTGATAAAGATAAAAACTATGTAAATTCTGATTATTTTAATTTACTACAACCAATAATTCAAAAAATTAATCCTTTTGTATTATTGAGAGTAAAAGCAAATTTATCTCTAAAAACAGATAATCCTATTGAACAAGGATTTCATACAGATTTTCCAAAAGGTAAAAATATAACCACAGCTCTTTTTTATCTTAACACTAACAATGGATATACTTTATTTGAGAATGGTAAAAAGGTTCAAAGTATTGAAAATACTTTTGTTGAATTTAAAGGAGAAATAGGGCATACTGGCGTCACAAGTACAGACATTTTAAATAGACTTGTCTTAAATTTCAACTATATTAAGTGATGCTATGCTTCAAAAATTAAATTTTAAACCTGGTTTTAACAAAATGGTTACAGAATCAGGAGCCGAAGGTCAATGGACTGATGGTGATTTTGTTAGATTTAGGTATGGATTACCTGAAAAAATAGGCGGTTGGTCTCAATTAACTAATTCAAACCATACCTTACCTGGAGTGGCTAGAGCTCAACATGCTTTTACAAGCATTGCTGGTGAGAAATATGTGGCCATTGGAACCTCTCAAGGTTTATTTTTATATTACAACAATGAGTTTTTTGATATTTCTCCATTAGATGATGCAATCACTGGAGCAACGTATACATCTACAAATGGATCTACGACAGTTACAATTAATAAAACTAGTCATGGTTTACAAGCTGGTAGATACATTACATTTTCATCTGTGAGTGTTCCAGGTTCGGGAACAAGTTTCACAGCAGCAAATTTTCAAGATAACACCTTTGAAGTGCAAGCAGCAAATTTAGGATCAAACAGCTTTGAAATTGTTATGCCATCAGCTGAAACAGGAGCTGGAGTTACAGCTGGAGGAACTATAACCATTAATCCATATGAAGTTGTTGGTCCAACATTCCAAACTGCAGGTTTAGGCTGGGGTACAGATACATGGAACACAAGCACGTGGGGAACTGCAAGCACAACAAGTGCCGTGATTTTAGATCCAGGGATGTGGTCTTTAGATAACTTTGGTCAAGTATTAATTGCAACTATTAGAAATGGTAAAACATTTACTTGGAACGCGGGTGCAGCTAGTCCAAGGGGCGTTAGAGCATCTACAACTACTTCTGGTTTTGAAACTACAAATAATCCAACTGCTACTATACTAACACAAGTGTCTGACAGAGATAGACATGTCTTTCATTTCGGAACATTAACAAATCTTTCAGATTCAACATCACAAGATCCAATGTTTAT